AGATCGTGGTTGTCGGTGGTGTTCGTCGGTCTGCTCTTATTTCTTTGTCTGATCTTTCCGATGACCGTATGCGAGTAGCAAAGTCTGGTGCATGGTGGGAAGATAACGTTCAACGTGCTCTAGCCAACAATTCTTTTGTTGCTAAAGAAAAGATCGACGTTGGCGTATTCATGCGTGAGTGGCTATCACTCTATGAGTCAAAGTCAGGCGAACGTGGTATCTTCTCTCGTACAGCATCACAAGCACAAGCTGAAAAGTTTGGACGGCGTGATCCTAATCATGAGTTTGGTACCAATCCATGTTCAGAAATTATTCTTCGGTCAAGGGAATTTTGTAACCTTACTGAGGCCGTCATTAGAGGTGACGACACACCTGAAACCCTCGCAGAAAAAGTCCGCTTGACAACCATACTTGGTACATTCCAATCCACTCTGACCAATTTCAAATACATCTCCAAGAAGTGGAAGGAAAACTGTGAAGAGGAACGTTTGCTCGGTGTATCACTAACAGGGATTTTGGACAATGAATATACAAACGGTAAGAATGCAACTTGCGATATGGTTTCATTGCTCAATTCACTACGCCAAATTGCTGTGGACACTAACAAGGAATGGGCGGCTAAACTCGGTATACCTGCTTCTACTGCTATTACTTGCGTTAAGCCCTCTGGTACTGTTTCTCAGTTGGTTGATTCTGCCAGTGGTATTCATGCTCGTCATTCCCCCTATTATATTCGCACTGTCCGTGGAGATAAGAAAGATCCGCTCACAAAGATGATGGTTGATATGGGATTCCCTGTTGAAGATGATGTGACCAAGCCAGACCACACATATGTGTTCTCGTTCCCCATCGCTTCTCCTAAAGGGGCAATATATAGAACTGATATGAGTGCAATCGAGCAACTTGAACTATGGCTGACATATCAAAAAGCATGGTGCGAGCACAAGCCCTCAATCACTGTATCGGTGAAAGAAGAAGAGTGGCCCGAAGTTGGCGCATGGTGCTGGAAACACTTTGATGAACTATCTGGTGTTTCGTTCTTGCCATTCTCTGACCATGTGTATGCTCAGGCACCATATCAGGATTGCACCGAAGAAGAGTACAATGCTCTTCTGGCCAAGATGCCAGTCGATGTTGACTGGACCAAACTATCTGATTATGAGAAGGCGGATCACACAGTTGGTACGCAAGAACTAGCCTGCGTTGCAGGGGCTTGCGAAATCTAATCGAGACGACTAATGGAAAGGCCTTTATGTTTGCCCTGCTCGTAAGGGCCTTTCCCAATTTTATGTCTTACTGCTGCATACGAAAGACCTAGTTGTTCGCACATCTTTCTGGTGTCTTCGACTAGAATAGTTCTACCATCAGGAAAAGACCAAATGGTTTTCTTACTGTTACCTCTATTGATCACACACATATTTTTTCGTGATTTATTTGGGGCAGAGTGTTCTTGATTACACCATTCGCAGAACCAGGAAATCATTTTGGCTGATATATCTATTGCTTGGCATTGTCTATTGCAATATTGTCTTTTTCTATTTGATACCGTGTTTAGAACAGTATGTTCTTTGTTGCAGGATTTACATTTCCAAGAATAGAGATCCAATATTTTCTTTTTACTCTGACGAATTTTTTCTTTTGATTGCTCTGTGTGTTTCGTAAGATAAAATGCACCATCATTATTTGATTGATTGTAGTATGAAGGATTTTTTGCTGCATTCACTTGAATTAGTAGATCGGTTTCAAGTTTGTGCATGTCTTTGAATGTGCCAAACATGATAATTTCACGCACGAAGGATTCGGGATTTTTATTGTAATCTTCAAGCATTAGTTTTGAAGAACAAACATAACCATCGTTAGGAGTTCCTTTGTGAACTCCGATATATTTTTTGTTGTTTTCACGATTGGTCCAACAATAAACAAACGAATTATATATATCTGTATTCATAATGCTGATTACCTCCGTTTCAGGTATTAGAGTGGTTGGATGCTGGTAACATCGTGAACCACACCTATTTAGCATCAAGGAATAACCAATAATGTCAAAAGAAGTTGAAAATAAAATTTGCCACGAATGTGAATCTACGTATCGAATTGTTTATGATCTGAGTGAAACTTCTGGGTTCATCAAGTTCTGTCCATTCTGTTCTGCGGAAGTGAATACAGAAGAATATGTTGAGGAAGATTTGGAAGAGTAACTACATACTCCATATATCGTTATGGAGCATATTATGTGGTTATATCAAGGAAAGCCATTTACCGAAGAAATGATTGCTGATAATGTTGGATTCGTCTATCTTATCAGCAATCATACTTCTGGTAAATCTTATGTTGGTAAGAAGCTCTTTACCAAATCAAAATCTTATCAGAAAAACAAAAAGAAAAAGAAAATGCGTGTTGCTTCGGACTGGGTAACCTATACTGGTTCCAACGAACAACTCAACGCAGATATACTGTCTGGTCACAGTATTACCAAAGAAATACTTCATCTCTGCAAGTCAAAGGGTTGGTGCACCTACATGGAAACCAAAGAAATACTTACCCGAGACTGTCTCCTTTCTGAATCCTACTACAATTATTGGGTGTCCTGCAAGATACGACGCACTCATCTCAAATGAGCTATGCATAGATGCATACCTGCCATGCAAAAATAGATGTTGTGATCAGCCGAGCTATGCTATAATATCATTTCATGATCAAGAAGGGAAATGACATGCCCAAGACATTCACTCTGACTGCTGAACAGATTGTGCATGTGTTTTGTGCTGGTGTTACGTGCGGACAAGATGCTGCGTCGTCGTATGAATGGGGCTGCAAGTCTGTCAAAAATACACCAAGTGGTCGTGCCCAAGAACTGGTCTGGGAAGGTTTCAGGGATTTGGACTTGTCATACGAAGAACAGAAAAAGTTGGAAAAACTGTTCACAAAGGAGTTTTCTAAATGACCAAACTCCTTCAACACGGCACCTACACTCTCACCATCACTAAAGACGGCAAGACCGTCAAGACCGTCGAATATACTCGCATGAGTGGATCTGCGATGATGGATGAAGCATTCTATTGGCGCAGACTTTTCCCTGAAGCAGATGGCTACAAGGTGGACTGGTAAAATGCTAGAACAGATCCTCGCAAGTATCTTCCTTCTCGTTATGGCAATCGGTGTGTTTGTTGTTGTTGCCATGCTAATCACATCTTGGCGTGATCGCTCTTAATCGGAGAAATGACATGAAGACCACAGATCAAGTTGCTGACATCCTCGTCCATATGTCCCGTGATGAGCTTTTCCAAATCGTGTGGGATGCATACAAGGACCAGTATAATGTGCGTCCTCGCCACATGTATAACTATACTGTGGCTGAGCTTGCGTCATGGTACCTGAGTCACTATCGCTGGGACGAAGCCGAGCAAATCTGGGAAACCATCGTCCCCTTCGACAACAACGATTATGCTGATATGGTGTAACCATGGCAATTTTCCATGTTCGTCAATCATCTGGCAAGCCTAAGCCCAATCGATCCAGAAAGTTCCTGCAAGCAAAGGCGGAACATCAAAAATTTCTGGCATCGATGGGCATTTCTTCTGTTGCCAAGAAGAGGGTCAGCCCTGTTAGTTTTCCTGACTTGACTGTAGATCGTAAAGGTGCTACACTCTCGAATGCTATTCCTTCGAATGGCTTCAAGCGGTCTGTGGATGATTACAAGTGGCGCAAAGATCGTGTTGAGACGCAGGAAGCAATTGTCGAGGCTGAACGCAAAAAGTCTCGGGTAGCACCAGCTTACAACAAAGGCCCAGTCATGTATGTAACCGACGCTGACGAACCCTCGTCACTGGGTCGAAAAGTATAAATAGGGATTATTGTGGAGACACATATGAGTGAAACGGTTATTCTATACAGCAAAGACACTTGTCCATGGTGTGACAAGGCCAAAGAACTTCTTCAATCCAATAGCATCACATATACGGAACTCAAATTCGAAACGGACTTCACTCGTGAGGAGTTGCGTGAGAAAATCCCAGGAAAGCCAGATCGATTGACACTGCCACAAATCTTTATTGATGGCGAGCACATTGGTGGCTATGAGGACTTGCGTGACTATATAAGTTTGATCTCGCAGATTGATGCTCTGAAGCAGCAATTGAGAAAGGCTAAAGGCGGTGAGTGACGATATTCGAATAGATCGAGCCAAGGTGGCTATTCTTAGTTTTTGGCTAGAAATCTGTTTCTTTGCCATCTATATGTCGATCTTTGTAAGTTCGTTCTCAATGTTCTTTTTAGGAACTCAATTGAGTTATATTCCTACCCTATCTCTATTTTTGACATATCTTCTACAGAGTTATGTTGGTGACATGATGTTGAAGTCACCACGTATGCGTGAACTGTTCCCTGAAATCATGAAGGAGTATGATGATGAATGATGTTGCTGTTGGTTATGATCGTGATACACTCAAATCTGACTTGCGTGAATGGGTGATGACTGTGTTTTTCGAAAAGAAGGATGGGTCGATGCGTACCATGCGGTGCACCCTAGCTTCGCAGCATTTGCCTGTCGTCGAAGAAAAAGAATCTACTCGCAAGGAAAATCCTGATACCATCTCCGTATGGGATCTAGATAATAATGGTTGGCGGTCGTTTAGACTTGACAAGGTGAAGTCTGTTCGTTATGATAGCGTTGTTCAATAATGAAAGGAATATGTTATGGCACACCCACACAAGAATCGTCCGAGGACTGGACGCCGTAAAGTTGGTTCAAAGAAGCGTCGGAATCGTCGGCTAAATCGGAAGCACTAATGCCAAGAACTCGTGCAGAACGCAGACACCATCATAATCGGATGAAAAAGCGAACTGAGGAGTTCCGTGATCTAGACTATTATCGAGAAACTGATCCAGAAAAGTTTGCCGAACAGGTATGTCGTCGAGCCGAAAACAGGCAGAGATGTTCATGCCATATGTGTGGCAATCCTCGTAAGCACTGGAAAGAGAAAACTCTCCAAGAGAAGATTGCTGAACTGAAGGAGCAAGACGGTGACTAAGCGCCTTAGCATTGACAATCAGTTTCATGGTGATGAACCAACTCTGTCGGTGAACTCTACCGATGGTGAGGTCATTCGTGCTTGGAATTGGTTCAACTATTATCATGATTCGGATGATGCGAAAGGCTTTGTGTTATCATATCTCAAGTCCGTAAAGAAGAAGGAGCTTGCGAAGCGACTAGCAAAAGTCGATGCTCACAAGCTCCGCACGATTGGCTGGAACTGCCGTATTCTTACTAACGGTGGTTCTTTGCCAGTCGGACTTGAGAAGTCTATGTGGTTCAAACTCGAGGCCCTGGCGCCTAAAGAACAAGAAGAGGAAGTGGTTGTTGAAGCTCGGCAAGTCATTTCTATTCAAGACCGTATCAATGCCCGTGCTGGTGACTTGATTGCTCTCCTCGAAGATCAGGTTGACATCTTTATCAACAATGGCAAGAACGATTTTGATATTGTCGAGTGGATGCAAAAGCAGGCTGTAAAGCCACAGATTGCCAAGAAGATTGTTGAATATTACAATCCACTCTATTCTGAACTGTTTGACGCATACAAGGGCACCGACAAGGAGCTCCGTGATGCTTACTCACACCTCAAGAAATCTCAAATCAAGAAGTATATGGAATTTGTCAAGGCTATCATCTCGGCTGCTGACACGCAGGCAGTGATCGTCCAGACACAAATCAAGAAGTCTCGCAAGCCACGCAAGAGAAAAGAGAAACCCGCTGGTGTGCTTGTGTCGAAACTCAAGTTCAAGGCCAATGACGAAACATTCAAGATTGCCAGTATCAAGGCTACTGAGATCATTGGTGCCCAGCAACTATGGGTGTTCAATACGAAAACTCGGGCACTCACGGTGCTAAATGCCATGAGCCATGCTGGTCTGTCAGTCAAGGGATCTACAGTCCTGGGCTTCGACGAGAAGACTTCTATCACAAAGAAGTTGCGTAAACCAGATCAAATTCTACCACAAGTAGTCGATGGTGGTAAAGTAACACTTCGAAATCTTATGAAAACAATTAAGACCCGTGACGTAGCAGCAAAGGGACGCATAAATAATGAAGTGGTACTCCTAAGGGCTATCAAATGACAACCAACAACATACTACTTTTTCCTAAAGACAAGATCGTCCGAGAAGCAATAAACGACGTTGAAGACCTAAAGAAAGCACAAGAAAAGAGTGTAAGGAACTATGCCGATACCACGGTAGATGAACTTACCAATTTGATCATAAGTGAGATTGACAACTATGGTCTGGAAAGAGAACAGGATGCGGTAAAACGAGATTTACACTTTGCTCTTACAGTCCTATCTGCGGCTGTTTATCGATCACTAAAAATCCATCATGAGATGCATCCATTCCTTGACGACTATGTGAAGACAGTGGAAATGATTCTCAAAGAAACAACAGAGGATACGCTTGACATCTAACATGTGATGCTATATAATTCATAAACATGTATAGGAAAGCGAACAAAACAATGATCTTAGTGGACCTAAATCAAGTGCTCATTTCCAATCTAATGATGCACATCAACAGTGATCCCAAAGCCAAGATCGAGGAAGACCTCGTTCGGCATATCGTCCTCAACAGTCTTCGATCTTACATTCGTCAATTCAAATCAAAGTATGGCAACGTCGTCATTTGCTGCGACTCCAAGAAGTATTGGCGACGTGACGTATTTCCATTCTATAAATCCAATCGACGCAAGAGTCGGGATGCTTCGGAGTTCGATTGGAACTTGATCTTCGAATGTCTCAATAAGATTCGTGATGAACTCAAAGTGTATTTCCCATACCGTGTTCTCGAGGTCGAGGGTGCTGAGGCTGATGACATTATTGCGGTGCTGGCTGCTCGATATTCAGCCAGCGAAGATGTGTTGATCCTGTCGTCGGACAAAGACTTCGTTCAGCTTCAGAAGTATAAGAATGTTACGCAATACAGCCCGATCCTCAAGCGATTCATTCGTACCGAAGATCCTCACATGTTCGTGAAGGAACATATCATCAAGGGTGATCGTGGTGACGGCATTCCAAATTTTCTTTCGCCAGACAACACATTCGTCGCTGGAGAACGTCAAAAAGTAATAAATAAGAAGAAACTTACAGAATGGATCAACAGTACCCCGGAGACGTTCTGTACTACTGAAATTATGCAACGAGGCTACAAGCGGAACCAAATGCTTGTCGATCTAGACTATGTACCAGATATGATCAAACAGAAGATCGTCGAAGCCTTCGAGACAACCAAACCAAGCACAAAATCCAACATGCTAAATTATTTCATACAGAATAAGCTCAAAGCACTTGTGGAAGTGGCTGATGAATTTTAAGGAATGACAATGAAAAATATCTATGAAGTCTTTGATGAGTTTGAAAAAGCAGAAACAGTCGATAATAAAATTGCTGTGCTTCGAAACAACTCCAGTTATGCCCTTCGAAACATACTCCAGGGCACATATGATCACAACATCAAGTTCAACGTCAAAGAGATACCCCCATACAAAAAGTCAGATGCACCACCAGGTCTTGGCTACTCCTCTATTCATCAAGAGTTGAGCCGTGTGTATCTGTTTCAAGAGAACAATCCAAGAGCCAGTGTAAATCTCTCGGAGAGTAGACGTAATCAAATTCTAATTCAAATTTTGGAATGTCTTGAGGCCAGAGAGGCAGAAATCTTTGCCAACATGCTCCTCAAGAAACAAAATGTGGAAGGACTAACCCCAATGATGGTGAAATCAGCATTCCCTGATTTGATCTCAACATAACAGAAAGAAGGACAAAGAACTACCATGAAGCGTCATAATCGCACCGATAGTTATGAATATTATGATGAAGATGAAGATTACATGAGAAAAGCGAAAAAGAAAGATTCGCCCCGGCGTCGTGAAACAAAGAATTGGAAACGAGCTTGGCATGAACATGAAACCGATTATGACGAGGTAGATGACTTTCACCGACACAGATGATCTTGATACAGAGGGGTACAATCAGTACCCCTCTTTTTGTTGAGAAAAAAATTCTACGATCTGGTCAAAAAAAGCAATAATTTTTTACTTTCCCTGGTTGACTTTCGGTTCCAGACCAGTATAATGGAACCATGATCAAACGACGCAAAAAGCGGGTCGACCGCAACCACATCGTCTACCAGCTGGTAGTGCGTGATCTGATCTATATCGGCGTTACGTATGTGGAGAACAAGTCCCCGTCCAAGAGCCTCAGCCGTCGTTGGCGTAAGCATGTCCAGCGGGCTATGACTGAGGGTCGTAATTGGGCATTATGCAGAGCAATTCGCAAGTACGGTCGTGATGCTTTCACGGTCGAAGTCCTCGAGGTTGTTCGTGGCAAAGCCGAAGCGCACACCATCGAACGTGACCTGATCCGAACCCTGAAACCCCGCCTCAACACCGACATCCGATAAGGAGACTTTCACATGGCTTTCGCTCCCGCTCATGCTACTGCTATCGGTTCCTTCATCGAACGTGACCACGGCAAGAGCTTTCACTATACGAACAATCCTGACAAGGTCCTCATGCCGCCAGCCCACGGTGGCAAGAATGTTCATTTCCCTCATTTAGTTTATGTCGGACCTTTGGGTGAAACTAGAATGGCTCTGGTATTGAATAATGTGGTTCATATTGTTACTGATGAAACTGCTTTTGGTTTTGTTACTGAAAAGTGGTTTATTAAAAAGCACCGTAAATACGGGTGAGCCATGCGGATCATGCATACCAGCCCTGCAAAGGTATGTGTTGCATGTTCCATCCAGTCGTGGTATTCTCTCCACATGATGACAACCAAGGAACAAGCTATGACGAACACGCTGAACACTGACTTTCTGAACCAGATGCTTATCATGCTTTCCAGCATGATTTCGGATCGTCGCGGCACCAAGGTCAAGCTGACCGCTGAGCCTGGTCGCAAGTATATTAAGATTGTGGAAGAAACCTACGGTCAACGGTCTGTTTACTGCTTCATTGACCAGAACGGTAACATCTACAAGGCTGCAAGCTGGAAAGCTCCTGCAAAGCACGTTCGTGGTTCCGTGTTCGATCCCGACTATAGCTGGGGTCGTGCTTTCGGTCCCTACGGTGTTGCTTACCTCCGATAAATCAATTTCAACCTAGCGAACAAGGAAATAGCACATGGCTATCCACTTCCTGAATGCCGACGGCTCGCTCAAGTCCATCGAGTATAAGGGTCACGTCCTCAAGGTTACCAAGGGCGTTAGCTACCAGATCATGTCCGATATCTGGGGCAGCGCCGACGAGGCTCTCGTTTGGGACAAGACCACTAAGCAACCCAAGGGTGTTTATATTCGCTTCTGCGAATACACCTGGGATTCCAATTCCTACGCTGAGGTCGATGCGACCAAGGCGGTGCAGAAGGCTTATCGTGAGTACCTGATCAAGGTCGAGTATTCTAAGCGCCTGAATGCCGAGAAGGCACGTGCTTACCATATCGTGAAGGGTTGCACTGTCGAGGTCGTCGCTGGCCGTAAGGTCAAGAAAGGTACCAAAGGCAAGGTCGTTGTCATGATTGAGCGTGAAAACGGCTGGGGCTATCGTCGCTCCGTGGCCATCAAGCTCGGCATCGCCCTGTCCGATGTGATGGTTGATACCGTTGCCAAGAACGGCAAGGTCTACAAGAACCATCGTGATATGGCTTGGGTGTGGGCTTACAATTGCGAGCGCACCGATGCGCCCGAGATCGACACCGAGGGCTTGATGAAGGACGCCATCGAGTCGGTGGACTATCAGCTCAACAAGAACCTCAAGGTAGCAGCCTAATGGAGACGAACATGATCTTGGATGAAGCAACCGAAGTGGTGATCAATGGTATGGTGTTCGATCTGGAAAACCTGCGTGAAACGGCTGAGGTGGTCCGTGTTCTCAATCCTCATGCCGAGCATTTCACGACAAACGAACTGGTCGAGCAAATGATACGCACAGCTCGTGAAGCCCGATTGGACACCGATCTTGGTTACGTGGGTTATCGGGGTTTCATGCTGACTGCCTTCAGATGCTCCAGCGACGAACGGGTCCACATCAAAGCCAGTGTCTCGTCCTATTGTGTTGCGTCTTACCTCAAGGAAAAGAAGGTGAGCCAATGAAATCGATCATCATAGAGAAGAATACCCGATCGAATGGTGTGTGTGCGTATGATCTCAAAGTCTACGAGGATAGGTTGATGGTACACCATATGGTGTTCGTGGAGCCAGAAGTCGCAGAGTATTATGCCGAGAACTATTGCCTAAAGGTCTGGGGCAACTCAGAATTTTCTCTAATCAATACAATGCACTAATGGCAAAGCTAAGTCATTGATTTTGCTAGACTTCATGTCTAATAATTTCAATGACTTAGCCACCAACCCGGCCTCCACGCAAACGGCCAGCTCCAACGCATATTCTATCGATCCCATCAGTCATGCATAAATGCATACCATTCATGCAAAGATATGTGTTGCATTCATTCCACAGGCCAGTATAATGGCCATAGTTGAAACGAACACGAACACAGGAAATCCACACCATGGCTTATATGTCCCAAGACCGCAAGGCTGCTCTCGTCGCCGATGCCAAGAAAGTCCTGAAGAAATACGGCGTCAAGGCAACTTTCGCTGTGCGCAACCACTCGACCATCGTTTGTAACATCAAGTCCAGCAGCCTTGACTTTATCGGCAACTGCAACAAGGTCTGCGGTGCCAATATTGCAATGCGTGGTGTTGCGTGGACTGCCGCCGAGGGTCATCTCGACGTGAACCCGTACCACTACGATAAGCACTTTGACGGCAAGTGCCAGAAATTCCTCGACGAATTGTTCCGTGCCCTCAACAAGGGCAACCACGATAACTCGGACATCCAGACCGATTACTTTGATGTTGGTTGGTACGTTGACGTGAACATCGGTCGCTGGAACAAGCCGTATGAACTGACCAAGAAGGGGAAGTGAGCATGAACTGGGATCGCACTGGTGAAATCATTCGTGGTGTTTACCTTGATAAGCACCGTTACCTCGGTAAGATTATTTCCTCTCGTGTCAAGTATGGTGGTCGTGTCCAGCACACCGTAGAACTATTCGAACCCATCACCGTCTTTGGTGAGCAACGCACTCGGCTTTTGATCGATCAGGAGAACGCATGACCTTTATTGACAGCACCAACATGATGCAGGAAATTCCGCCCGTTCCTGCAAGCCAGAAGAACGTCCTCGAAGAAATCCTTTTGGGCTTCTGGATGTTCAACGAACACCGCGACTTGCTTACGCTCGTTCTGAGAGCCGTCGAGAGCGGTTCGATTTCGATTGACGTTTCTAATTTGACAACCGACAATTGGGATGCAGTATTTCGGTTCAAGGTAAATGATCTGAGTGCCTACGGGCTGATGCGTCTCGTTGGTCCGATGGTCGAACGCTGGCGTCCCGATGAACTGTCCATGTCGTCTGATAACATCGTTCGGTTCTGGTGGGACTAATAATCCCTATCACGTTCGTTCTAACACACAAACACAGGAAGTAAATCACATGGCTAAGAATACCGCTCTCGATCTCGCCCTTGATCTGTTCAAGTCTAAGGGTACTGTCACGCCTGATCAAATCAATAAGCATGTTGGTAAGGGCAATTATGCTTCTAAATATGTCCTGTACCTCAAGTTGGCTGGTCATGATATCACCACCACCAAGCAGGGTCGGACTGTTGTCTCGTATACTTACGTTGGCATCAATCCGAACGTTGATACATCCGTCAAGGCCGCCGATCGGCGTGCTGGCTCTATGCTGACTGGCAAGTCTGTCGTCAAGGCAGCGAAGCCTGCACCAGTCAAGGCAGCGAAGCCTGAGCCGAAGAAGACAGCGAAGCCTGCTAAGGAAAAGCCTGCTGCTAAGCCTATCATGACCAAGGAAGAGATCAAGAAGGCTACCGCTGCTATCATGGCTCTCCGTGAGAAGGACAAGAATGTGAAGGATGAAGTGACAAAGGTACTTGGTAGTTCTGGTGCTGTTAGTTCGTATGGTGTTGATGCCGATTGGGACAGCACCTCTTTAGATCGGAGGGAATTGGGAGTTTGATTAGTCCCTGCATAAAAGTCTGTAAGATTGCACCTGATGCGGATTATTGCATTGGGTGCTTTCGTCTATTGACAGAGATCCGAACTTGGAGTATAATGACTGATTGTGAACGACAGGAAATAATGGATGCATTGGTCGTGAGAAAAGATAAACATCTACTCAAAGAAGTGCTAAAATGGTATGAAGAAGATATTGGAACAGGTAAACTCTCTGGTCTTATGGATGAAATCAAAAATCATCTGGAGCGAACCGATGCCGAAAGCAAAGACACAACGAAAACCCCGAAGTGCCCAAATCCTTTTTGTGAAGGATACTCCGTTCAAGAATAAGATTGTTCGGATGCGTACAGTCTATACCCGCAAGATCAAACACAAAGGAAAAGACGAATGAAAAAGTGTGAAACATGTCGATTTTTTACTCGTGATCCTGAAGTTGACGATATTGGTGAGTGCAGTTGGCGCCTGTTGACCTTGCCATATTCTTTGCGACATGCTAATCGTGTTCGGACGCCTGTGTATATCGAAGACGGCAAGCACTGTCCGACTTATGAGGTGAAACAGTGAACATCTTCTATCTCGACAAAGATCCTTACATTGCAGCCCAGATGATGGTTGACCGTCATGTCGTGAAAATGATTCTCGAAACATGTCAGCTGCTGTCAACAGCACATCGGCTTCTCGACGGTCAAGAGTATATTGGTCAGTCAAAAACTGGTCGAAAAGTCAAACGATGGAAGTTGGATGATGATCGTGAAACAAACATATATTCAGCAACTCACATCAATCATCCGAGTGCCGTGTGGTGTCGTAGAAGCAACAACAACTACACTTGGCTATATGAACACCTTCGTGGTCTGTTGAATGAATACAATTATCGGTATGGCAAATCACACAAGTGTTCATTTCTGTTGTCGTATCTCAAGATTCCACCATACAATATCCCACTTGGTTATTTCACACCAGTTACCCCTGCAATGGACGCTAAGTATATCATCTCAGCCGACTCGATTACCAACTATCGCAACTATTACAAGCAAGGTAAAACTCATCTACATACTTGGACAAAACGAAGTGTACCAGACTGGATGAATCTCGAGGTTGTATAAATATGATATACAAGGAGTTATGATGCCTAATTACACATATCAAAACACTGATACTGGTGAAGTATTCGATCTCTCTATGTCCATCTCTGAGATGGAACAATACGAAAAAGACAATCCCAAACACGAACGAATCTACAATAAACTCAATGTTGTCGATCCTGCTGGTATCGGCGTGTCAAAACCACCCTCAGATTTCTCAAAGTAT